AGTACGCCGAACGTCTCGCCGCGTTGGCGAGCATCGTGCAGTTGCCGGGCGAGGAGCCGGATTGGGACACGCTCCGCAACGCGCTGACACCGGAAGAGTTCACGACGCAGTTCACGGAATGGCGGGCGCAGCATGCCCGGATGGAGAAAATCCGTAGCGAGCAAGAGCGGGTCGAAGCCCTGCACCTCGCGGACATGGAGAAACAGTGGAAGGATCGCGTGCGGGCGGAGAACGCGACGTTGGCGGCTCTCTGGCCCGATTGGGCTGAACCCACGAAGGGGAAGGCCATCAAGGATGATCTCGTCGCGTATGCGAAATCGTTGCAGTTCACGGACGATGACCTCGCGCAAGTGAGCGACCACAGACTCCTGCTCTTGCTGGACAAGGCCCGGCGCTTCGACGAAGCGCAGAAACGGAAGCCGAAGATCGAGGAGAAGATTGACCGCGCGCTGGAGACGATCAAACCGTCCGGTGTGCCGGGCAAATCCAAGATCGGCGAGACGGAACGGGTGCAACGGAGACTGATGGAAAGCGGTCGCGTCGAGGACGCTGCCGCGCTCATCGCCAAGATGCTCTAGGTCGGGGGACTTTCCCCCGAGGCGGCATCATCATCTGCGGGACCGGAGTAGCGATACCGCCGCGCAACACGGAAGTAACCAACAATGGCAATCGTTACCAACACGTTCACGCGCTTCGACGCCATCGGCGTCCGGGAGCAGTTGTCGAACGTGATCTACAATGTCGCGCCGTGGGAAACCCCGTTCCTGACCAACGCGGGGGTCGGCAAGGCGCGCAATACGCTGTTCGAGTGGCAGACGGATACGCTCGCCACGGCGGTCAGCTCGAACCAGCAACTCGAAGGTGACGACCTGACCAGCTACACGGCGGTCGTGCCGACGGTGCGGCTGGGGAACTACACCGAGATCGCGCGGAAGGATGTCGTGATCTCGGATACGCAGGAAGCGGTCGAATCGGCGGGCCGCGCGAGCGAGGTGGCCTACCAGATCGCCAAGCTCGGGAAGGAACTCAAGCGCGACATGGAAACGTCGCTCTTGGCGAACAAGGCGGCCGCGGCCGGTTCGACCACGGTGGCCCGCGATTCCGGGACGATCCCCGGATTCATCAAGACGAACATTGACAAGGCATCGGACGGCACCGCGCCGGTCTACACGAGCATTCCGACGGACGTGTGGACGAACGGCACGCAACGCGCGTTCACCGAGACGATCACGAAGGCCGTGTTGCAGCTCTGCTACACGAACGGCGCGAACATCTCGACCGTCATGGTCGGCGGGTTCAACAAGCAGACGTTCTCGGGCTTTCCGGGCGTCGTGGAACTGATGGCGAATCAGGGCCGGAGTCAGGCCACCATCATCGGGGCGGCCGACACGTATGTCGGCGATTTCGGGAAGCTCTCGGTCGTGCCCAACCGCTTCATGCGGACCCGGGACGCGATCTTCCTCGACTGGGACATGGTACAGGTGAACTACCTGCGCCCGTTCAAGCAGTCGGAACTCTCCAAGACGGGCGACGCGAAAAAGCGGCTGCTCGTCGTGGAATACGGGCTCCAGGTAAACAACGAGAAAGGCTGCGGGATCGCAACCGATCTTTCGACAAGCTAACCTGACGTAACGCTGTACCGTAGTACCGTGGGGCGGGAGTCTGACTAGGGCTGCCCAAGTCGCGTGTCACCATCGGAAACCACGAGAGGGCGACGGCAATCGCCACGTTCGCCCCGCGGGGTACAGCAACCACCCATCACACAGAACATGGCTCAGAGCATCACCGATCCGCGCATCCTCGACCACGATCCGGCGACTGGCATCACCGAGTACTTCTACTCGAATGCCGACGGCACGGAGTTCACGATCGAGACGCGGCAGGACATCACGGAGTTGGTGGAGGTCAACAGGCGCATTCAGAACGACAGCACGGGGCGGTGGGGCGAGATGGCACACATCGCGTCCTACCCGCTCTGTGTCTGGTGGGAGAACAAGCAGAAGCACCTCTACGACGACAACCGTGAACACCGACGGTGGCTGAACGACCCGGATCAGCGCGTGTTCCGGTGTAAGCTCGGTCGCGTATGACCGCGTTGCTCGACGAGCACGGCACGCCGAAGGTGAAGGTGCTAATCGCGGTGCCGTGCGGCGATCAAGTTGCGGCGGGCTTTGCGCAGGACCTGGCGCTCCTCATGGGCTTCACGACCTTTGCGAAACCCGACATGGAACTCGCGCTCGCGTTCCTTCGGGGCACCTACCTGCCCCGGGCACGCGCGGTGCTTGTGCAGCACGCGCTCGACCGGCAAGCGACGCATCTCCTCTGGCTGGACTCGGATATGCGGTTCCCGAAAGACACACTCCTCCGCCTCCTCGCGCACGACAAGCCGATCGTCGCGGCGAACTATCCGACGCGGACGGCCCCGATCCTCCCGACCGCACTGGATGGAGAAACACGAGAGCCGATCTTCGAGCACGACGGGCTGGTCGAGGCGGCGTGTTGCGGAATGGGCGTGATGTTGACGGACATTGGTGTGTTCCTCGCGCTCACGAAGCCGTGGTTCGCGGTGGGCTATAATCGCGCAACGGACGGCTACGCGGGCGAGGATACGTTCTTCTGCCAGCGGGCGCGCGAGGCGAACTTCGCGGTATGGATAGACGGTGCTCTATCGGAGCAGGTGCGACATGCTGGAGGTTTCGAGTACGATGCTAGTCATTCGCGAATGACGCGGGACGCCGCCCAACTCACGGGAACATTGGAGACGTAGCGTGGCACTGACCTCATATGACGTACTTAAGACGGCCATCGCGGACTGGCTGAACCGATCCGACTTGACCGCAGTAATCCCGGATTTCGTGACCTTGGCGGAAGCCGAGATGAAGCGGCGTGTGCGGCGATCAACGAATACGACGACGATCTACATATCGGCGGCGAACATGGATGGGCCGTCCGACATGGCCTCACCCGTCGCGCTGCACTTGGATTCCGGCACGCCTTCGCAGGACTATCCGCTCCGGCTCTGCACGCCCGAGATGCTGGCCGAAGTGCGGGCACGGGCGAACGACGTGGCGGGCCGTCCGACGCATTGGGCGTTCTGGGACAGCCAGTTACAGTTCGCCCCGACACCGGACCAGTCCTACGACGGGATTCTTGTCTATAACGTGCAACTCACCGCCCTCACGGGTACGGCAACAAATACAATCCTCACCGAAGCTCCCGACGCCTACCTCTATGGCTCGCTCTTACAGGCCGCTCCGTATCTGGAACATGATGAGCGGATTCCCGTGTGGCAGGCCAAGTTTGACGCGGCCATTGAGCAGTTGAACCAGGTGCGCGTGGACGAGTCCTACGGCGCGGGGATCGCCGAGGTGCGACTCCCCCGCGTGTTCGGGTAGCGCGATGGACAAACTTGTCCCGCTCAAACTGCCGCCGGGGATGCGGAACACCGGAACCGTATATCAGTCGGCTGGCCGCTGGTACACGGGCAACTTCGTGCGGTTCTTCAACGATACAATCCAGCCGATTGGGGGCTGGGCGGCCCGATCCCTCTCGGGTGCGACGATTACGGGCGTGCCGCGGGCGGCGATTACCTATCGGGTGGGTGCGAATCAGGTGCTTGTGATCGGAACGACGGCCGGACTCTACGCCGTCGTCGGCACAACGAAAACGGATATCACGCCCGCCGGGTTCTCGAATGTCGCCGCGCGAGTGTGGCAACTCGACGTGTTCGGGGAGTACTTGATCGCCGTGGATTTTCAAGCGCCGAACACCGGCGGGCGGATGTTCTACTGGACAGGCGATACGGCGACGGATGCCATCGAAATTGTGAACGGGCCGGTCGTTGTCGGGATTCAGGTCAGTCAGACAGCTCGGAGTGTGGTCTGCACGCCGGAACGTTTCGTGATGATGCTGGGCGGCGTCGCTCCCGCCCTGACGCCGTGAGGCACCCGTGACCATCGCGGCGGCGAAGGGACAGGATCGGTTCATTGCGTGGTGTACGCAGGAGGGCGCGTCGGCGAACGCGGATTGGGTGCCGACGGCGAACAATACCGCCGGGACATTCGACCTCATCACGGACGGCTCGATCATGTGTGGGCGGCGGTCCCGTGGCGGGACGCTCATCTGGACGACCACCGACCTCTGGCTGGCAACGTATATCGGGGGCACGCTCGTCTATGGTTTCGCGCAGGTCGGAAACAAGTGCGGCATCATTGCGAGTCGCGCGGTGGTCGTCTCCGACACGGCCGCTTACTGGATGGGCACCGCCGGGTTCTACCTCT